TCCCTTATCTCACTTTCAGTGTGTTCTTTTAACTTACCTTTCAATAGACCATATGCATCCACATCATATTTTTCCTTCGGTTCTGGCGTTTTGCTTTTTAAGTTTATAATCTCATTTGTTTTTGTTTCGATTAAAGCCGTTACCTTATCAATACCATTTTGTATTGTATCTTCATCCAACTTATATAATTCAGTATCAATATCATTAGATCTACTTTTCAATAAAATTTCTTTATCTTTTTCTAATAAAAGAATTTTATTTTTAGCACCTTCCAATGAAAGAGCATAATGTTCAATAATTTGTTTATTGCCATTAATTTTATTTTTTTCTTCCGCAATTTTATTTGTTACATCGGTGACACTATTCTGAGATAATTTTGCTTTTGCTTTCCACTCAGTATACTTTTTCTTACAAACACTTTCTTTTTCACGGAAAAACTCAAGGCCAATAAATCTGGTTAAAATTCGACCACGTTCTGTTGGTTTTGTTTTGATTAAATCTTCAAGATTATCCCCAGTGGTTAAAATGGTAATTAAAAAATCATCATAAGTACCAACATATGTTTTAATCAATTCATCAGTAAACTTACGTTCCTCACCATTTAATTGTTTAATACCACCCCTTGGCAAAACTTGATAAAAATCCAATTCTGTTTTATATGTAAAACTACCATCTTTAGATAACTTACGAATTACTGAGCGTTTAATCATGTAATTATCACCCTCTATTTCAATTTTACCATTGACAACAACAATATTTTTATCCGTAAAATTGTTGAATACCTCTTCATTTTTATCTGTCTTGGTTGTTGTTCCAAAAAATAAAAATAATAATAAATCAATCGTGGCCGTAGATTTACCACCGTAGTTATCTGGCGTTGATACAACAGATGTTATACCGTACTTATCGAAGCTAATTTTATTATTTTCACCGAAGGAGAGAAAATTTGAGAACTCAACTTCTTTAATCTTAAAACTTTTATATCGATTTGTTTGTTCTTTATACGAAGTTAGTTCTAGATTAACTTTACTATCCAATTGCATCAAATGTGGTAATGAAATTGTGATATTATTATCTTTGATGTATTTTTCTATCAAAGTTTTTTGGTAATTTTCATCTAAAACCAATTCAGAAGCATCAGCACTACCTTCCGCTACAATATCGGTATTCTTAGTTGTTATTGGTTTAAAAACAACCTTAACCTTAGTTGTTTTATATTTGTTCTGGAAATACTTTTCAATCTCACGTTCCTTTTGTTTACTGTGATTATCTAATGTATCGTTCCATGTTACTTTTATATGATTATTACTATCATATATTTCATCGGTTGTTAGCTTACTCATCGTAGATTCCGTCATAATTATCGATATTTTCTTTTTTTTGCGTTATTACTTTTTTAATCTCATTAACTGCTGGTTCAATTTGCGGTTCAATTTTTTCTTCAACCTTAACAATATTACTCTCTTTTTTAACAATAATGTTTGGTTTTTCACCATATTTTATACCCGTAAAGGCTTTTTCAAGCAAATTATTAATAAAAGCATCCCTATCGGGTATATCATTAATTTCACAATATGCCTTTATATCGTCATAGAGCCTTTTTTTGATCTCAACCATTAGTTAGTATCTCCTCACCATTTTCGATGTCTGAGAAGTCATTAATTTTGAAATTAAGGTACTTTACAGGATTTGGTATGTCTTGAAACGAATATGAAATTTTATTATCATTTATTTTAATGATATTAAATCCATGTTCATTAACCGTTTCAGAAAAATCCTGCTGTATTAATGAACCAACCATAATAACTGGCGCATTCGATTTTGTTTTGAATATTTGGCGTTTGTGAATATCACCACATAGAACCAAATCTAATTTTTCAAACTCATCAAGTTCAACGCCATAGGTAAATTTAAAACCTAAATTATTTGTGGAACCGTTAATTATACCATGATAAAGACCAATGTTAACCAATCCTGGTGTTTTATTCCATTCTGGGCCAACATTATTATTATATAATGAATAAACAACCCAATTTACATTTTCGTCAATGTTGGATGATGATTTCGTATAATAAACAATATTGTCACAATTTAAAGCATACAAAATTGGTGTTAAAGCATCCATTCGTTCCTTATTCTGTTCGACGATATCATGATTACCTGGTATAACAATTACTTTTTTGGTAACTTTCGAACATTCACTAAAGAACCAAGAAACCTCTTTAACCAATTCGGGTGTTAATTGATTTCTAAGATGAACAACATCGCCGACAATAACAATACGGTCGGGTTTTATTCGTTTCATTTGATCAATAAAATTTGAACAAATTGCTCGGTATTCGTTATGTCTCTGAAAATTTCGATAGTGAATGTCCGCTAAGTGGACTATAGTTTCAATTTTTTCCATATTATGATAATAGTTTTAATTTGTAATGTTCAATAACCATTTCAGCATCACGCTTCATGTAATTAATAGGTATTAGTTTAAATGTACTGGAATATTTATCCCAATAAAATAACCCACCTCGATTAAATCTTCTACCAGTTTCACGTTCATACATAACGCCGTAAATCGATAGTTGTAATGCATAATCATTATATTGACAATGTGTTAAATGGCTAACAGGAAAATGTAAGAATTCACCATAGGTATTTTCAAAGTTAAACTTCTTATTGCTTTTGAAATCCCACACATTGAACATATTTCGTGGTAAATCTTCAATAATATCGGATGTTCCAGCTATTCCTTTAAAATCATTAACCTCAATCGACATTATATATTCTGGTTTAACGTTGTCATTACTTAATAAACCAAGATTTTCATCATTACAAACAGTTTTAAATGCGTTAATAACGCTTACTTCAAACTCATCCCTAGGTGAATATAAACGTCCAGGTGATAATAAAAATTTTTCAAGAATTTCATGCAGTGATGTACCATATTCATTAGCCAATCGATTTATTTCCCTCCATTCGGCAATAACCATTTCTTTTGTAATGCCGCGTCTTTCGGCCACCCTAGTTGCATGATATTCCTCATCGAACTTTTCTTTGTATTCACCCAACATTGTTGTAACCGAAGTATATTTGACATTTGGGTGTTTGTCATTAACATAGGTATGCGTTTCCGCAATTAATTTAATCATTTAATTTATAGTTTTTTTGTAAAAGTTGTTTAAGGTGTAATGGGCCATATTTTTGGTAATAGCTTGATAAATCCTCATCTTCTGGCATTTTATTTAATAAAACCCTATTACGTAACCTACCAGCATCAAGTCTATTAAAAATCTTTTTACCATCTTCTAAAGCATCGCCATCTAAAGCTACTATTATAAAATTTTTAGCTTTAAAATAAAGGGCATCAAATAGCTTGTCATATAGTTTTTTACCTAATAAAGGAATACTATTTGGAACAACAACGTGATCAAACGCGCCCTCAACTAAGAATATCGGTTTATCCCAGTCAATAAATAATTCATTAAAAATAATGGATGTTTTATCAATCTCAGGATTCAAATGGTTATATTTACTTTTAACCTTAGAAATCGTTCTAGTTACAAAATAATTAAGATCGCCATTGGCATCATAAGATGGTATTATAACTCTATTTTGGTATTTACCTTCGAAGCAGAATCCGATTTTAAATTTATCTATAATCTTGTCATTTAATCCGCGCTCATATAGGTAGCCAAAAGCTGGAAAAAATTCTTTATGTTTCTGATTACCGTTTAAAAAAAAGGTTTCCTCTGGAAGTTTGAGTTTTTCGGTACTAACTGGTTTTATTACGGTTGGGTAATAATCATTATTAAATTGGTATTTGCCTGATATAAAGCGTTTTAAAATATCCTTATCGGCATATGTTTTAAATAAATTATATATTTTTCCCTGGGTTTCATGTGTTTCAGCACATGACCAACATTTGTACACCCCGCTACCGTAATTCACCTCTAAATTACCTTTTCCGTCATAGTCAACACCCTTTAAATCAGAACAGTTAGGGCAGTCAAAAGAGATTTGCTCCTTATTTTCATAGTGTTTTCGAGGTTCCCCGAGAAAATCCTCAAGCAACTCAATCAATTCTTTTTGTTTGTCCTCGTAATCTATCTGCATTTCAAATATAATGCAAACTTACGAAAATAAATTTAAAAAACCAAATTTAAAATGAAAAAAATTGTTTTAGGTTATTAAGCCCTTTAATCTTAATAACGCATGTCCACATGCAAAAGCGTCAGACATGTCATAGTTTTCCTTAGCCAGATCGCCGTTTTTATTTATTATCCACTTGATATTCGGCTCACGTTCTGATACTTTTTCCCACACAACCTTTTTCTTATCGATATCTTTAGGATAAGACCCAAATAATACGATTTTTTTACTAGCATTTGGCTGCATTAATTCAGGAAATGCGTTTTTACGTGATTCATAAGAACTAATATACTCTGGTGTAACCTTTAATTTATCATATACTATTTTAGTAATCATACCATTAAAACGTAGTAATGTTCCAACTGTATTTACATTATTTGACCTCAATAGCGGTTCCTCAATAACCACATATTTGATGTTCAACTTAGTATAGTTGTCAAGAAATTCAGAAAAAAGAATAGCTTTCTTAATTAACTCTTCTGTTTTTGTTGGGGGTACAGGTTTAATTTTTGGTGAAATGTGAGTTAACTCCATTAAAACACCATCCTGGTTAAATAGTGATATACCTATTGTTTTAGTTGATACATCAAGACCTAAAATATAAAATTCCTCTTTTTTTTCTTTCATAAAATAATTTTAACAACTTTTTATAAAAAATCAAGCTTAAAGCCTAATTCTTACATTAAAACTCGCAATATCCCACCAATATTTTTTAATTGGCTGTGCTGGTTTGCATATTGCCAATAAATTACCCTGGGCATCATGTATACCTAATTGGGTGATTATAACTGGGTAAAGATTTTGGTTTTCGGATTTAAAATTAGTAAAATCATCACTTACCGCTGTTGTTGTCAATTCTTTTGCTGTATCATTTGTAGATTTAAAAAACTCATCAGCCGATGCTAAACATACAATATTTAACGATTTTTCTGTATTATAACTAATAAATTCAATATCAGTTTTAATGTAATTATTTGTTTCGGTATTACCAGTAACAGATGCATTATCAATAACAAATTGTGTACTATCCCAAATAACATTATCACTATTATCCTTGGTTGTTAACATGTAGGATGGGTTTGTTTTGATATATGTTCTAGTTAAATTAGTGCTCATACTACCGTTGATATCATATGTTTTATATGCGCTGGCAACTGTGGCACCCACACTTGCAATTGTACCACTAAAAACCATATTAAAATAACTATCAACAATTAAAGGATGTGTTATAACAACAAAACCCTTATCGAGAGCAACAAAACCAACACATCTATCTTCCATATAATTATATGTCGCTTTTTCTGTTGCCGTTGGATTAAATACCCTGGTTCCATCAATTAAATCAGCATACCCATCAGCCCATGATCCGCCTTGTTGCGGCGTTTTAACAGAATCACTAAATAATAAAACAATGTTACTCTCATATGTTGAACTGGTTAAATCTGGACGAATACCAATATCTTTAACAGATAAATCAATCTCGCTTGTAACCTTGTCAAGATTTACAGTTGATAGGTTTTTCTTATTATAAGTTCCATAGATTTCATTAATACTTGATGGTGTTAAATCGTAGGTATATATACCCAATTTTTCTTCAATTGAGTCAGCAGCGGCTGCAGACGCGGTATAATATGGTAATCTAAACTTAATACTTTTACCATCTATTATTTCCCCATATGCTGTATTGGGTATTTCGTAAATTAAATATAAATTATTAGGTATCGGTAATAATGTTTTATTTGTTGTATTAAATTCATGTGATCCTATTGGTTGTAATACGGTACCATAATATTCTCCCGTATATCCTGTTGTTGGGTGTACAACAAGCGTTTCAGTTGTTGTTCCAGTATCAGTCCATTGTGTCCACTTATATTTTGAACCGTCAATCACTGAATCATATGTTGTACCTGTTGTTATTTCTAATAAACCAAGTGGGCTTCGTGTGTATTTTTTTAATTCCTCATCAGAAACAGGTAGATTTAACGATTTCATTAAATTGGCGAAAATCGTATTAGTATCTGTTCGTTTAACGAAAAACCCTTTTAAAAATGTATCAGGATAAGTGTTATCAACGATTCTATTATCCAATGTATTGATACCATCAACCAAATCAAATGGTACTGTTTCATTTACAATTACAGCACTTTCAATTGGTTTTAATACATTATAAATTGATGGATTAATATCATATTCAATATAACCTCTACAATCACCACCAAATTGTGTGGTGGAAAAAGTAACATCTTCATAGCGAATTTGTAAGAAATACTGATATTCGTCCGACTGAACTATAGATTCCTGTGTTGCATTTTGTTCGAACTTTTGAAAGGTTGCAGCTACAACATTAGTTGAAATTGCAGCTAATTTCGTTTTTAAACCACTAGAATCAGGTACATCTGTATGAGTTATAATTATTTTTTGATTAACAGCAGGTAAATACGCAGGTGTTGATTTAAGGTATAGCGTTGCAAAACCATCGGTACCCCCGTTAGTTTTTCTTCTGAAAAATGGAATTCTTAATTTTAATATAGCACTCATGTTATTTTGTTCTAATAATTTGATTTTTTATTGTAGCATTTTTTGATAAAGAGTAAACATTATCGTTATAATCGCCAGTTATATCTGTAACCTGTTGATCAACGGTCGTGGCCGCATTATAGTTAACATCTTCGTCAGCAATTGAAAAAGAAACTGGAACAAACCCTTGTTCCAAAAGGCGTCTTCTACCCAACTCAGTTAAATAGACCTTCATTTCGGTAGTACCTGTAGTTATTAATCCCATTTTTTTGTTTATTTAAATATAGTTATTTTTTGTTTGTTTATAAATAGTTATTCACTTATTTTTATTGGCGAATTAAAGATTAAATTTTTTTGTCGACCAATTTTAAATTTTTTTGTACTTTTGTTAATATCAAGCATAGATTCAAAAAGTTCAGTGTTGTTTAACTTAATATATTTTGCTTGTGTTAATCCTCTTTCATCTGTTTTGTGTGAATAAAGTCGCATTATTCGTGTTTTTCCATTTCCAAGAAAGCCACTAATTGATGCATTTTGATTCATGTTATTTTCATCCACCTCAGCAGCATAAATCATATCATAACCAATATTAAATTTCTTACAAAGATTGTGAAACTCTTTAAAAAAAACGGTTAAACGATCAATCTCCATTATTTTTTCAGAAAAAACAACAAAATCAATATCATTATATGGTGTTTGATTAATTAAAAAACCAACATAGCTGCCATTCAAAAAAATTGTGTAATGAAAATTGTTGTTAAGAATTTGTAACTCATCAACAAAATCATGATACCTTTTTGGTGTCAAAATGTTATTATCAATAACATCAATACTTTCAGATAAATGGTATGTATATTTCATTAGCTTATTGTGTCATTTGTACCCGCTAAAATATCGGGTATATAACCCGTGTTAATTAAGTTAACACTAATTGTTAAATTTTGCGTAATTACATCAGTTAAACTCACATCTCTATAACATTTAACCAGAAAATCAATATCCAATACCCCCTTAAGTTTATCTGGCATATTACCATAATACTGTACACCAAGATTATTTACATTGATAACAGTATATGTGGCTCCAAACTCTAACGACTGAAATGGATTAATTTTAACATTTTGACCATTCTCCCATTTTTGGTTAGTTGATATGGTTAGGGCTCCAATTTTTATATCTTTATATGTTATAACATAATTATCATAACGATAGCCATTAATATCATATGTTGTATCACCTAAAGTGGCTGATATATAATCGGATGAACCTATTGAATTATTCCTAAGAGATAACGTGCCAATTGTTAAACTATTAAAAATAATAGGGCTTTTATTTGTGTTTAAAACATAAAATAAGCCATCGGAAAGAGCTGTATATGATTTATCGGGATCTGTAACACTAACACCTGGTGTGTTAATATAGAATTCAGAATCTTTAAGCATAAACTCAAACTTAGGCGGTTTAGCTATTCTATTAACGTATATGGTTGATGTTGGCATTTTTTTTTATACACTAAAAACTTCGTCTGAAGTATAATACATATAGCTTTGGTACATCATATTCATTGATTCTGAATACCCATAAGGGTAAGGTGCACCATCTATTCCTATATTATAATAACGAACTATTATTTTATAATCTTTATTTTTCTTAGCTGTTTCTGAAAATGTGGGTAAACTAGCATCAACCCTGAAGTTATAACCATCTGGGGCCGATAAATAGCCATCAAATAATTCTGCTGTATTTACATTATAACCCATATCGATACAATCTTCACTATTCTCACCTGTGGTTAGCTGAATACCATAGTCATCATAATTAGCCGCAATATTATGTCCACCAGTAGTGTCACTAAGTATAACTGGCGTCCAATTACCAGAAACATATTTTTCTAAATTAGTTAACGTCAACGGTATTAATGAAACCCCTAGTTGAACGTAAAGCTTTATGCGCATTGTACTCAAATGACGAAAAGTATCACCCTGATTTAAAACGCCCCCATTTTCGCTAAGTGTAAATGTACCCAAATCGGAACCATAAAAACGAAAATAAAATTTCATTGTATTATAGTAAATTTGACCAGGTACCAACTCGTTTGGTTTAAATAATTCAGAATATTCAACATTATCTGTTTTAACATTAGAACCAACAATTTGCAAAGGCTCATTATAACTCGAATTTGCAAACCGCCAAACAGCTGAATCTGCTTTTGTTTTTGGAAAAAAATCACCATCAAATAACAATTGATCTGTGTAATTATTCTCATCAACAGTTGCTATGGGCTTGTATGTTAAATACAAACCATTTATACCATTTATATTATATTGCTTAATCATTATACTTTAATGTAAATTAATATTCCAGAATTGCTCGATATATTCAAATCTGGCTCGTATAATACATAATCACGTTGTGTGTTTGTATTAACGCCAAATAATGCTCTAGAATAATCAATGTTATCTGAAACTTTTCCACGTAATGGCGCTTGCGTAAACACACTATCTATATAATCATCATCAGATGGTAAACCATTACCCAATGATGTTTTATTAGTACCAGCATGGTTGATTGTTGCTATTGGTTGAGCTGTAATAACCGTTGGATTATAGGTAACTTTGGTTTCCCAGTATGTTGGATTACTGGCTGGTATTTCGCCAACTGATGATGTTGCATTCTTATATACATAATAATTCGATAAATAACTAACAACATCTCCATAACTATAAGTAACAGCCGCATCAAACGGTAAGATTTCATTAACATTTGGTTCGAATATTTGATAATTTGAGTCTGAATCTGACAATGAAAAATATGCAATATTATCTTTTAACCCACCATTAAAGTAAGCTTGTTGACCCAATTCTGTTAGGTAAACCTCAAATGTATTCGCGTTGTCCTTAATAAACCCCATTAGAAATCAATAGTTGCTTGAATAATTAATAAATCCGAATTATATTTTCTCTGTAACGGCTCACTAAACTTACCAATAGCAACCAAATTATCATTATCATCATAAATACCAATTTCGGTAAATGCTACTTTATCTTGACTTGGGTTAAATGTTGGGTTTGCTGTATTTATAAATTTATTTGGTAATACATTACATGTTAATAAAGACTTATAAATTGTTGCTTTAATACTTGTTTCAACATTACCTAAGAAAAATAATTCATCACCAAAACTAAGATCAACAATATAATTGGTAGAGAAATAAAGGAACTTATATCATAGTTTGTGGTTGAACTTGCGTCAATCAAATCAAAATCAATATTTACTCTTAAATTATTAATATTTGCTGCAGTAAAATCACTATCAACAGGTACTGAACCAGCACAACCACTTGTTGCAATAAAATTGTTTATTGAAAAATAATGCCATCCACTTGGTTCTGGTTTAACATTAAGCGCGGTCTTTTGCCATACTAGCCAAATACCATTTGTACGGAAACCAGTACCGTCAAATGTTGCATAATCTCTAACATAACTAACTTCACTATATGTTGCATCATTTGGGTCTTTAGTAAATTGGAAAACAACATCTTTGGGCGTTGTACCTAAATTTTCAATACTCGTATAATCTTCACAATGTAAAGCGTTAATACCATTTGAATCTAAAAATCGATACGTAACGTGTAATACCTCGTTTTCCTGTAAAACACCAACATAACTCGTACCATTACAAGTACCAGGTTCAATTAATGTAAGTTTTGGTTTCGGTAAAGTCCAATTTCTATTTGATTTATATGATAAAACGGCCAATAATTCAGGGTTTTCAATTATTGCAATTTTTTGATCAGGGAAAACCTTACCAACAATTGTCGGCGTTGTCTCCTGGTCAACTAAATTGTAATACTTAATTGAATTGTTAATACCCATGTAGTTAGCTGTTGCATCACAAATAAACGTATATCCTATTTCATCAGCCAAACCAGCACCACCGAATTGTTTTTTATGCCACATAATATGTGGAATTTTCAATTTAAAAGTATCGCGATAAAACCCCTCACCATAATAATTACTAACTGAGTTGTTTGTGTAATGAATAACACCAACTCTATCCAGTAAATTGGTTAGAAAATAATCGTAATTGATTGCTGTCCCCCAAAAATCTCTTGATTTTGCCGTATATTTTCCTTTATAGAATGTATTATCTAAACCAATAACTTCCTCAATTGAGATAATATTCATATTCCAGACAGGGACATCATCATTAGCTAAAGTACAATTTGTTGTAAAATTCAAGAGGCCGTCGCTCCAATATGCAATCGGTGTTTCGTTATCATAATATGTTTTTATTGTATCTGGGCCTGGATATACTACAGCCTCAACAGTTGATGTACCAAAAGCTGGTAAGTCCCTATCAACAACGATAGTTAACGTAACACCTGTTGTGTAATTGGATAATAGAAAATCTGTTATCCCATTTACTGTTACAATAGAATACATTAAAATCGGTATCGGATCTGGCGTTATTTCTTTACCTAAACCCTGGGGATAATTTGAAATATAATCGGATGTCTTGAATTTTAGTAATAATAAATCACCCGTTTTAATTGATGTGTCAAAACTGTTTGAAATGCTATCACTGTTAAAAGTTAAATCAATTGTTGTACCACCCGTAGTTGTACCAGTAACAACGCCTGTTGACCATAATGTTGTATCAATATTTACTGTTGTTCCAGTATATTCGAAAAAACCACGTTCTTTAGCACTCGCGTATATTTCTGTTGGTACCGATGTTATATTGGAGATTGGTAATTTATATTGAGTACCTTCACTTGGTATTGGATACTGAATATCGTGTTGATTATCAACTGGTCTTAATACATTAACAAGCGATGGTGTATCGGAACTATAATCCATCTCACCATCACCAAGGCCAAAATTAGTAAACATTAGCCTTCCAGAACTTAGGGCCACACGACCAGCGTTTGTTAGCTTAAGATTTACAAGCGGTTCATTTTTTTTTACTATGTAACTCATTTTATCTATAAATAGTTTAATTCAAGATTTAAGGTAATAATTTATCAATACTTATGTTATTCACATCAAAAGCAGACGCACCGTTTAATATTTCATTTGTAACAACGTCAATACCATTCAAATTGAAGAATATTGTTGTGTTAGCTGATACATTTTTCAGTATAATTGTTCTTGTTTCTGTATTACTTGTTTTCTCAATCATTGTCGAAACGGTGTTGGTGCTTATTGTCGAATCATTAACAAATATTTGATTTGAGTTTATTAGCGCCGAACCAAAACTGCTTTGTGAGAAATCAGTTCTATATGTAATTTTAAATGTAAATTGTGTTTCTGGGACAACATTAAATTTCTTATCAAACGAACTATTTCTATTAATTATACTTGAATTCGTTGAGGAAATTAAATTTATATCTTGTGTTGTAATATCAACATTGGCATTTGAATTACCACTTTGTTTTACTATCACACGAACAACATATGGTTGCGTTGTTAAGTTTTGTGGAACAACAACTGGTACCAAAGTTGTACCTTTGGTTCTATCGAGTTTTGTAACATCGGTATCAAATAACGCATTTAAAAACGTTGTAGCTGTATGTCCACACGGATCTGAAATTTTTAGCTTACCCATAAATTCACCTGTTAAAGGATAACCTAGCGGGTCTTTTTCAACGTAGTAATTCATTAAAATATCACTTCCACTCAAAACAAAATCAACCAAACCACGAGATTGTGGCGATAATCTATTTGGATCTGTTATATCGTAAAATTTATCTAAAGCACCGATTAATTGGTTGTTAATTGTCGTACCAGTAAATGTACGATCAGTAAATTCTGGTTTAAGCGATAAATTAGATTTAAAAAAGAACAAACTTTCTTTTACATCAGTTGTTAAACTCTCAACACTGGATTCAAAAACACTTATTCTTGTACGATCCTTATAGAACGTGAAATTATTAACCAAACAAAAATCCATTTCCACCCAATTACCAGTATCTTCATAAGGCTGCGGCCCATTAAGTGTGGTTGTAAGTGGAATATCACCAATAAATTTATATAATACCCCACGATTAACAGCATATTTAGATCCTAAATAAACCAATGTTTTATCATAAGTAACACCTGTTGTTGTTGACCATATGTTTGGATTGTTTCTTTCACTTTCGTAACAAAGTCTTTCAAACAATGGTAAATTACCCATACTATCACCAATATATGGATATGTATAATATCCAGAATTAATACCATTAGTTGGGTAACCAGTTTTTAAATAAATGTTAGTTCTGTCGGTTTTAATGTTTAAATTATAATCATAGTAATTATCATTATCATAATAACCATTATTTAATGAAGGTAAACCATTGATGTTGTACCTAAATTTCTTAGGAGTTTATTTGTTGAGATAACCTCATCTTCTGTTAAGAAGGTATATGATGTATCAACAAAAATAGAATCATCTTGTAACACATTAGACCATCTAGAACCAGTTTCTATACATGGCGTACCATCAGTATTAACTGGTAAAGTTTTCGGTAGCTTGGCTGCTGTTGAACTAAAATTAATAAAATTATCTAAGCTAATCCAGCTTGTTGAGGCTGCTGATGTTATACCGCCAGATGGTGTTCTATTTGAAAACAACGAGCGGTGATCAAACAAGTGGTCTGTTAATTGTGTCCAATATGTGGCATTGGTATGATCAGTGTTTAATGATGCTTGTCTAGAAAAGTAATATGAATAAGGTGCAGAATCATTTAGAATAAAATCACCCGCTTGATATAATGTATCTGCATTATATATAATTGGTTTTTGGTAAACATATTTAAAATATTCTTTAACACCGTCATATAGCCCAACAATTAAATCACCAAAACGATATTCTGGAAGATTATCTGGATTGAAATTAATTGCATTACGATATGTATAATCAATAGAGTTAGGATTTGCTAAACCATTAATCATGGATTCTTCGTAACCCCATGGTGTAAAATTAGCTGGATTATATTTCTCAATCTCAATAAAACATGAACGTGAGCCTCTCGGACAATATATTGGGTGAATTTCACCTGGTACATCAGTTCCATTAGCCGTTACTTTATAGCAGTGGTCGATATGTATATCATTTATACATACATATAACTTATATAACGTTTTAGTTTCAACTAAACCAGTATTCTCATTAACCACTTTATAATTATAAATTGGCACTTTAACAACATCATTCAATTCATAATTAATGACCTGACTACTGAAAAGTGGTACTACTTTTATAATATCTTTATAAATCTCACTATTATAGATTTCATTTTCAACTGAATAATAATTAAATGTTGCTGTACCAGGTACACCATCATAATAGCGCTTATATGTTCTAAGTTGCGAAACTAAATCATCAGAATAATCTAATTGTGTGAAGTCCTTTAAACCATCGTCATATCCTTTAAATGTTTCAGTTGTGGCAATAGGCGATGAACTAATTAGATTAATATCTTTTATAATAGAAAAAACACGCTCATGATTTTGTTTTCTACGTCCAACCAATTTTCCACTACTAATAGCGCTATTAGTATTATTATATTCAACCTTTTTCGTTGTATTACCTAAAAAATAATCACTATATTTAAATGTGTATTCGGTTTTTGTGCTAATAGTACCTAACTGACGATTAAATTGACTACCAGATGAACCTGAGGTTCCAGCAAATGGCGCCGAACCAACTGATGATATATTTGAACTTTTACTTCTTACCGTGAATGTAAAATCAATTTTATCTGTATTGATTTCAGAATCATAAGGTGTTGTATCAAAGTTAAATGTTGATTGATTAAACTTCTTGTAATAAGGATAGAATAATGTATTAAATAAAAATGAAAGATTAGTTGGATATTCAACCCTGAGCTCAGATAAATCAGTATATTTATCGGTACCAATTTTATAAGACTCACCAACAGTTTTAAAATTTGTTACATTGTATATTGGTTTTATCGAATAACCCTCACTAATATGACCTTTACCAGCAAATCCAGAATTAAATAAAACCCTAAAACGTGGATCATTTAACGCATTATAATCGGATTCATCTGGGTCATTATGCAAATAAGTAATTTTTTCATAACGAGATAATGTACAAGCCGAACCAACTGGGTTAACGACAAAATAAATCTTCTCACCAGCATTAAAATAACCATTATATACAAAATTATATTGACGTAAATCAGCATTATCATCACCGCCAAAAGTAAATGTTTGGGTGTCATATACATATCCAATCGAACTAATTAATTTTAATTTAACTTCCTGTTTGATATGTAAATTTGACTCAAAATATAATTGGAAATTAAAACTTAAAAAACTATCACGACTAATCAAGTAATAACCTGGATCTGTTGTAACCAAAGTTAAATCATCGCCAACGGTGATAAAATTAGAATTTAATAACTGTATTGATATAAAGTTATCAATATTAGGTTTTAGTTCAACCTTTTCGTTTAGCGTATGTATAAATGTGCTTTCATCAAATAATGTATAGAATGGCCCAACTTTATTTTTATCGATAGGATAAAAACCATCAAAATTTAAACTAATCGAATCTGAGATAAATAATTGATTATCTATAACATTATTGTTAACTCGATAAGTTGTGCTTGGCGTAGCACCACTAAATACACTAAATAAATTTAACATTTTAGTTAAATTCAATGTGTGATATTCATTATTAGGATCAACATCATATTTACCATTGAATACGGTATCGATATGCATGAATGGATCCGATCGTTCACGATCTTCATATCTACCAAACATACCACCAGCTGTTGTATCGGTAATTGTTGTTGAATCAATTGTTGCGCCAGTTGTTATGTCGGTTGCTTCGGCTGTTGCTATTTGCTCCAAACCACTTCCGCTTCCAGCTGGATATGAAGATGTACCTGTAACAGTATCACCTGTAACAATAAAAACTTTACTACTAGCAACAAGGTTTTCTTTATTTGTTGCATGGATATCAGCAATTATCTCACCCTTGTAATAGGTTTTACCATTTATCCAAGCAAAACGTTTCTTATAAGGTACGGCCCAGTTAAATGTTGTACCATATACCACATCTGTTGGTCTTAAACCTGTGTAATCTCTACTATATCCATAAAATTTTGGTTGTTTTAATGTTAATAGTTCACCCGTCTCATCAACATATGTTTTTTGCGCTGAAGGTGATAGATTTAACGCTTGGCCATCAAAATCATAATAACAAACGTGAGGTTTTGGCGGCGGACAGTCAAAACTAATACCCATCTGTATATAGGCAAAAGCTTTACTAATTGATGATAAATAAAAAGCTCGTTCTGTTTCACTTATAGGTAAATCTAATGTGTCACTAAATGTAATAACCCTGGCATCGGTATCAAATGGTATATAATCCCAAATAAGTTTTGTTATACTAAGACTATTAGTTTTAGTTGCTATATTTGGTGGTAAAATTGTTGTTGCTGTTGAGCCCAAGCCAGCCGTATCTATCTGAGGAAGCGAGCTTGGATAAAATATAAATCTGGTATTTAATCTATACAATTTATTTTCATATATAGCAAAAACGCCATACCTTGGTAATCCTGTTAAATAAGTGGTTTGATTAATGTTACCATTAAATGTAGTATCATCACCGTAATTTATACCAGATTCCCAGTCATAAAATATACCGCTACTATCATCACAAAAATCTTCCATGGTGTAGTAAACGCCAAAATATTCATTAATTGTTGGATCTAATCCGCTAACCTTTGTTGATGGGTTACCTGTTACAGATAATCCAGTCACATCACCAGTAAGTGATTGTTTAATATCACCTTGATTTTCAATAACACTATTTTTACCCAAATAAACTGGTTTTAACGCAGCTTGCTGAAACTCGGAACCATCAGTACCTAACCAACCAGTGGTTGTATTGTGGCCATGTTTATATACAAATTTATTATCAAGAAAAGTAGAGTTTTGTATTTTTTTACCAGCATTTATAATTGTAGTTGCTGGTACATATTGTTGTACTAACTTAGTCCAAGAACTATCAAACTTATTGAAAAACTCTAAACTTCTTGTATAATCAATCGGCGTATTGGTTGATTTAAGATAATCAAAATAAATCTTTGATAATGTAGGATAAACCTTAATTGTCTTACGATTTTTAGGGTTGATGAAATTATTTAAACTATTTTTTAAAAACTGATTGAATGAAAGTGTAGATGCATCTATTTTTAGATTTGAACCAAAGTTTAAATCATCATTAACCATAATGATATTTCTAAAATATTGACGATACAATGTTACATCAAAAATACGATTCAAAGATAAATAAACCTCAAACTCTTTACTATTGATAGCTAATCGACTATCATCCATTGAAAATTCAGTATAACCATTAACATCATCTCTAAAATAATCCGTTGGAGTCTCATTGTAAACCCACGATTTAACATTATCAATTGTTCTCTGTAAATCAAATAATTTTACCTGATTTATAGATTTATATTCGTTAATATACTTCTTACCAAAATCAAATACACCTAAGTTGTTTTTATCCTCAAACATATACCCACCATTCTCCTGGTAAACCACAGTTGCTGGCGTTGTAGGATACCCATTTAAATCAAAAGGAACTGTATTAATTAAAACAAGTGGATCATCGGTAACAGTATTATTATAAATTGTATTAAGTGTGCTTACAGCGTCAAGTTTTCTGGTAGCTAAATAAACATGTTCATTTAATTCAAAAACATCATCAGGTAAACCAACTAACTTTAAGATAAATTCAACTGATTTTCTAGTACCCTTTGACTTAAACAAATAATAACTATTAATTAAAATTCTACGCCAAATCTCAATATCAATTTCCGCTGGAGTTGTACCCTTTTCTAGGTTTTCTGGGTTTAATTGGAAAAGTGATTCAATTAAAGTATCTTCATCTTCAATCTCAAACACCTCATGACCCAACATTCTAGCGTAATTTTTTATTAATAAATCTGGAATATTTTCTATTTTATTATAACTAACATTACGCATGAAAGTTATACCA